TACGCCAAGATCATCGTCGCCAACGAAGGCTTCCGGCGTGCTATACCGTCGCTCGACCTCATCCTGACGGAAAACGGTTTCGGTATCGTGTCCGATAACAATGTCGCTCCGGCATCCCGTGACCGTGTCAATGCTTTGCTCGACGGACTGCGGGCACAAGTGGACGAATCTATCGAGGCGCTGGATGCGATTCTCAACGGCGCTGTCCTTGGTGGTACCGTCTTCCAAGGTTACGAGGCACAACGGATGCAGGAGGTGACGAAGGATTTCTTTGAACGCTACCTGGCCGACAAAATAAGAATCATCGCAATGGAAGAGATGCTGGCGCGCCGCGTCCTCTCGTCCGATGTTCTCTCCGCACTCCGGAACTATGCCTACGACACCACCGTCAACGAACCGCTCTCGACGCTCGCTTTCATGGTCAAGCAGTACATCGTCCGGAAGCTCACCGATAAGATGACGCCGGAAGAGGGCAAGCGTGTGGCACGGCAGATGGTGGACTGGATACGCAAGCATCCGGACACCTTCCCCAACTGGGAGAATTCCGAGGCTGCCAAGTACTGGGCAGACTATACCTACAAAAACGATAAGAATTCAGGAGGCTTTTGGTTATGAGAATAGACATCACCGTCCCTACCGACTGGCGCGAGCTGGATCAGAAGCAACTGCACTACGCTTGCTTCCTGCTTTCGTCCGGACACTATACGCCGGACCAAATCAAATCGCTGTGCATCATCCGGTGGGGCAAACTGACACAGGAGCAGCTGGAAGTGCTCAAGCCGGAGCAGATAGCCGCCTTCCTGCCGATGATGGACTGGCTGACGGGTATTCCCACCACGCCGGTCTGTCTGGAGAAGATACAGGGCCGCGAGGCGCAGGAGAATGCCGACTTTCAGGGTCTGCGCTTTGAGGACTGGCTGATTATCGAAGCCAATTACCAAGGATACCTCCGGCACAAGGAGATTTCCTTCCTCAACGATATCAGCCGCATCCTGTACGGCAAGCGGCTGGAGTTGAGCGCTCCGGAGGCGTACAGTGTCTTTCTCTGGGTGGCGTCGGTCAAGCAGCTGTTTGCCAACCGATTCCCGCATTTCTTCGTTCCCGCCCCTATCGACGAGAACAAACAGGAGAGCGACCGCGAGGTGTATGAGAAGCTGCGTTCGGCGCGTAACTTGCAAATCCGTGCCCTCACCAAGGGCGATATCACCAAGGAGAAGGAGATATACGAGATGGACTGCTGGCGTGCCCTGACCGAACTCGACGCACAGGCAGAGGAGTACAACGAACTGAAACGAATTCAACAGAAAAATGGAAAATAGAACGACCGAATGGAACCCCGTGGCTTTCTACGAGGGCCTGACCAAGCGCAACAAACTGGCGAAGGCGAAAGGTTTCGTCTTCTGCAAGGTGTCCGGACTGCAAGGCATGGTGGAAGCCGTGGGCAAGATGCAGAGCACCGCCAACTTCGTGATGGTGGCCGATAACGCTGCCGGTTATACGGAGCTGGATAACTCGCCCCACACCCGCCGCACCAATACCGTCTTCATCGGTATGCGCCACAAGCTCGGTGACATGACCGCCCGGGCAACCTGCCTGAGCACCATCAAGGAGCTGAACCGGCAGTTCCTCTCCAAACTCATCATGGAGAAGACCCTGCTGGCGGAGAATGCGCAGTACCTCGACCCGCGGATCAACCTGCAGGAAGCACCGTCGGCACTCATCCCCGGTACTGCCGTCTGCATGTTCGAGGTAGCGGTCGATACCTACATCGATTTGAGTTATAACGAAAAAGAGTGGGACGATGATTGAGTTAACCCAAGAGCAACTGGAGCAGGTGGAGAAGCTGTCATCCATCTACGTGAAGATTACCGATATCGCATTGGTGATAGAGGTGGATCCTCACGAACTGCGTGCCGCAATCAGCAACGAGTCCTCGGAGGTCAGCCGCCGGTACCGACGAGGCAAGGCTACCTCCAAGGCGGAACTGTTAGCGCAGGAGATGCAGCTGGCGAAAGTAGGTTCTCCCCTCGCCCTGCAGAACGCACATAATAACCTGCTCGATATGGAGGACGACGAGTAATGCCACAGATCAAGAACATAGAACTGGCGCAGCGGGAGATGTTCACCCCTGCCGAGGAACTGTTGACGCGCTACGACGCTGCCCGGGTGGACCACCTGCTCCGGTTGCGCGATATGTACAACTGGATGCTTGCCAACCCCTCCGAGCGCGACCGCAAGTTCATTGACCTGTTCATGGGCAAGTACGGCATCGGCCAATCGCAGGCTTATTCGGATTTGGCACTCATCAAGCAGCTCATTCCCGCCCTCGCTCCGGCGTCCCGCGAGTTCTACCGCAAGCAGGTGAGCGAGATGCTGCTGGAGACCTACAACATGGCGAAGGCACGCAAGGACACGAAAGCAATGGCGATGGCTGCCAAGGAACTGGGCAAGGTCAACCGTGTCGATCTGGAGGACGAGAAAGAGTTACCTTACGATAAGATTGTGTTGCAGCCCTTCACGCCGTCCTCCGACCCGACCATCATCGGCCTCAAACCTATCCCGAACGTGGACGAGGTCAAAGCGCGTCTCCGGAAACAGATGGCAATGGATAACCCCGATATCGAGGATATAGAGTTTGAACCCGCCGATTTGGAGGAAGAGTCGCTCTTCCCGGACGAGCAAAAGCCAGAATAATGTCAGAGATATACTTCAATAAGATCCAGCAGAGGGTGATGTACATCGGTGCGAAGACCACCGTAGTAGTCGCCGGCCGCCGTACGGGAAAGACCTACGGCATCGGTGCGCCGTTCGCCCTCAGGAACATGCAGCGCATGCCCGGCTCCACCGGCGGCATCGTCGTGCCTACCTTCCGCCACGGTCTGACGAACACCCTGCCGGGACTGTTCTCCTGTTGGAAGGCAATGGGTCTGATTGAGGGTGTGCACTATGTCGTGGGCAAGAAACCGCCCAAAGGCTTCGGCGAGGCAAAGATTGAACCGAGGGAGTATGAGCATGTGATTTCATTCTATAACGGCTCCCGCGCCGTCCTCATATCGCAGGACATCGCCGGTTCGTCCAACTCCCTCACCCTCGACTGGCTGCTCATCGACGAGGCGAAGTTCATCAATTTCGAACGACTCAAGGACGAGACCCTGCCGGCGAACGGTGGTATCAAAGCCTATTTCGGCAAGCACAGCTATCACCACTCCATCATGATCATGTCGGATATGCCGGTCGGCACCAAGGGAAGTTGGTTCCTTAACTACCGGGAGAAGATGAATAAGGAGGTGATAGACTGCATCGAGTCGCTGGTGTGCAAGGAATACCAACTGAAGGAGAAAGTCAAGGCGCTGCGCAAAGCCGGCAAAGAGGTGCCGTCCTATCTCAAGTATCAGCTCCGGAGCAATAACAAGGCGCTCAATCAGCTGCGCGCCGCTGCCGTCCTCTATGTCGAGGTCTCCACCATTGAGAACCTCGAAGTGGTGGGCGTGAACTATATCCGGGATATGAAGCGCGACCTTCCGCCGCTCGTGTTCCAGACCTCTATCCTCTGCCAGCGGCTCGGTATCCTGCAGGACGGCTTCTATAACTCCATGACCGAACGGCACAAGTACCACGCCGTCGATAACGACTATATGATGTCGCTCGGCTACGGCAAATCGGAGTCGGAGTACCAGAAACTGCTCAACAGCCAGGCAGACCGCGATGTCAACCCCGACCAGCCTATCTGTATCGGCATGGACTACAACGCCAATATCAACTGGATCGTTGCCGGGCAGGAGAGCAACGGCAGGCTCAATGTCATCAAGTCCTTCTATGTCAAGTTCGAGCGGAAGATACCGGCTCTGATAGCGGACTTCTGCACCTACTATCGCAACCACCGCCGCAAGCAAGTCATCTTCTATTACGACTCTACCGCCCTCGGTTCCAACTATGCCGTCAATAAGGACGACTTCCGGAAGGTGATCGAACGGGAGTTCAAGTCTAACGGCTGGGCGTGCCGGTCCGTCTATCTCGGTCCTCCGATGCGGCACACCGAGAAGTATCTGCTCATCAACCGAGGCTTTGCCGGACAGAACAGGCTCACGCCCTACTTCAATATAGATAACAACGAGGCGCTACTCATCGCCATCCAGTCCGCCGGCGTGATGAGAGGATCCAACGGCTTCAAGAAATACAAGGCAGGCGAGAAACTGGCGGAGTCCGAGGAAAACCTGCTGGAGCACCGTACCGACGGCACCGATGCCTTCGATACGCTCTACATAGGAATGAATAACAAACCGGTCAAGGTGAACACCATCAGTCTCCTTGGCGTAGGATAGCACAATATATATACTATGAATCAGAATAACGACACCACCGTAGGCTTGTACATTAACGGCAAGCAAGCAGAGAAAACACTGGAGATTCTGCAGAAGGAAGCCGATACCCTCGGTAAACAGCTGGAGGAAGCCGTCCGTCGCGGCGATAAGGCTGCACAGAAGCAACTCAATAAGTCCCTCAAGGATGTCAACCAGACCATCAAGCAGATCCAGTCCTCCACCAAGAACGTGGCGGATGTAATGGCGCGTCTCGATAAGGCAACGCCGCACGAACTCCGGAAGACACTCACCACCCTCAATCAGCAGCTGAAGCATATCGAGCGAGGCACACCGGCATGGGATGCACACATTCAGAAGATCCGTCAAGTCAAGGCGGAGATTGACAAAGTGAATGCCGAGATGAAAGAAAGTGAGTCCTTCCTCGTCCGGATGAGGAACGGCATTCAGAACTGGGGTGCTATGGCCGCCGGTGCTGCCGCCGGTCTGACGGGTGTGGTCATGGCAGGCAAGAAAGCCGTGCAGACCTACGCCGAGATGCAGCAAGAGGAAGCCAACGTCCGGAAGTACACCGGCATGACCGAGGAGCAGGTCAACCACCTCAACGATGCTTTCAAGAAGATGGACACCCGCACCAGCCGCGAGGAACTGAACAAACTGGCACAGGAAGCCGGCCGGCTCGGTATGCAGTCCGAGGAGGATGTGTTAGGATTCGTGCGGGCAGCCGATAAAATCAATGTCGCTCTCGATGACCTCGGTGATGGTGCCACGCTGACGCTCTCCAAACTGACGGATATCTTCGGCGACAAACAGGCACTCGGAACCGAGCGCAGTCTGTTGGCGGTCGGTTCGGTCATCAACGAGCTATCGCAGAACTCCACCGCCGCTGCACCCTATCTGGCGGAGTTTGCCCAACGGCTTGCCGGTGTCGGTGCTCAGGCCCACATGACCATTCCGGAGATCATGGGCTTCGGTGCGGTGCTCGATAGCCAAGGTCAGAAGCTGGAGATGTCCTCCACCGCGCTCTCCAAAGTTATCATGAACCTATTTAAGGACCCGGCGAAGATAGCCAAGGCTACCGGTCTTGCCGTGGAGGAGTTCGCGGAGACCTGCAAGAAATCCACCAACGAGGGATTACTCATGTTGCTCGAACGCCTCCATGAGCTCGGAGGTATCGACTCCCTTGCACCGGTGTTCGCCGATATGGGGGAGAACGGCGCACGTGCTTCTGCCGTCCTCGCTGCCCTTGCCGGTAACGTCGATATGGTGCGCCAACAGCAGGAAGCCGCCAATGTCGCCTTCAGTGAGGCGGTCTCTATCGACAAAGAGTTTGAGGTGCAGAACACCACCGTACAGGCAGGCTTGGAAAAAGCACGCAAGGGCTTCACCGAGATGGCTGTCACGCTCGGCAAGGAACTCATGCCTATCGTGTCGAAGCTCATCTCCGGCACCTCCATGACCATGCGTGTCATGCTCAAGGTCATCCAGTTCGTCAAGGAGTACCGCGCTGTCATCATCGGCGCTACTACGGCACTCGTCTCCTACTACGCGCTGGTTAAGTTGGAGGATGCATGGAATGCGTTCACCGGCGGTATCAAGAAAGCTACGGCAGAGGTTAAGGCTTTTAACGCTGCGCTGAAGGCACATCCATATGCCGCAGTTACAGCAGCTATATTGGGTGTGGTGGCTGTTATGGCGGCAATCATCAAAAAGCGTAACGAGATGTCCCTGCAGGATAAGGTCGTTGCCGACGCGCAGAAGGAGATTAACAAGCAGTATATCGAGCAGAAGTCGAAGATTGACTTGCTCAATGACACGCTGCACGACGAGAAACTGTCGCTCGAGGCCCGAAAGAAGGCGCTGGATGAGTTGAAGTCCATCGTCCCGGATTACCACGCTTCCCTGACGGACGAGGGTAAGTTAATCAACGACAACGCAGATGCCATCGATAACTACACGAAGAAACTGGAGAAACAGATCCAGATGCAGGTCTATCAGGAGAAACTGATGGAGTTGTACCAAAAGAAGATGCAGGCCGAGGAAAATCTGGAGAATAGTGAGGCTGCATTGACCAAGGCACAACAGGAAGCGTCTGAGCACTCCGGAGAGGTGCAGATGCGAACCTCAATGGGTGCTGCAGGTCCGACCGGCGGTTACGAGAATTCCTATTCCGTCAATGTCCGTGTCAAGACCGAGAATCTGGAAGGCGCCAAGAAGGAACTGAGTTCCATCGAGGATGCTATCACCAAGATTAAGGGTAAGATAGGCGATGGCGGTTTGCTCGAAGCGCCATCCAAGACCAATACCGTCGCTCCGGAGAGCGGTGCGCCCACCGGCGGCGGTGAGGAGCAAGAGCTGAAGGATAAGCTGCAGAAGTTGGCAGACATCCGGAAGACCATCATGGCGCAGGATAAGATTGCGTACCTGCAGGGCGTCACGAACTATGAGCAGTACCAACAGGCACAGCTGGAGACCGAGATAGCCTACCAGAAGAAAGTGATGGAGGTGCACGGCAAAGGCACGACCGGTTATCTCGAAGCGGAAGCCGCCAAACTCGAAGCCGAGAAGAAACTGCAGGACCAGCAGACAGGACTGACGGTCGAGGCGGAACAGAAGCGTTATGCAGATGTGAAAGCCGTGCTCGATCAGCGCTATGCCGACAGTGAACTATCGGCGAAAGCCTACCAGCTCGCTACCGAGGAAGCCGAGTTGGAACACCTCCAGAACATGGTCAACCTCTACGAGGAAGGCAGCAAGGAGCGCATCAAGGCGCAGGAGAAATACAACCAGCGCAGCCTTGCCATCCAGCAGAAGCACGCCCAAGACACGCAGAAGATGCAGGAACAGTTCCGGAAGGAGTATTTCTCTAAGGTAAGCATGATATCCGACCCGGAGAATTATGAGGAGGAAAAACTGCAACTCGAAGCTACGAAGGAGCTGCTGATGGCGCAGGCTACAGAGGAGCAGAAACTGCAAATTAAAGAGGCGTACATGAAGGCAAAGTATGACCTTGCCAAGAAGTACAATGATGAAGAGGGCATGATGGAGATTGACGCAGCGCAAGCCACCTCGGATAAGATTGCCGAGTATCTTCAGTCGGAAGGATTCAAGAAGCGTTATGCAGCATTCCAAACGATGGTGAACGGCATGGGTGAGATCTTCTCCGGTCTTACATCCCTCATCGACGCAGAGACATCCCTTCAGACAGCCAAGATTGAAAAGAAGTACCAAGCCGAGATTGCCGCCGCCGGCAATAACAAGGATAGAGTTGCGCAGATCGAGGCGGAGAAGGAGAAGGAGATAGCCGCAATGAAGAACGAAGCCGAGGAAAAGAAGTACGGTATGCAGATTGCCTCGGCCATCGCACAGACAGCAATAGCAGCTATCAATGCCTATTCATCCGCTGCCGCTATTCCTTTGGTCGGTGGTCTCACGCTCGGACCTATTGCTGCAGCAATGGCTATCGCAGCCGGAGGTATTCAGATAGCAGCACTCAAGAAGCAACATGAAGCGGCAATGTCGCAGGGCTACGCAGCCGGTGGTTACACCACGCCGGGCAGCAAGTACCAGCCTGCCGGTATCGTACACGCCGGAGAGTGGGTTGCATCGCAGGAACTGCTTGCCAACCCCACCGCCGCCGCTACCATCGCGCAACTCGACCAGGCGCAGCGCACGAACACTATCGGGCAGCTCTCGAAGCCGAGTCCAGTTTTGCAATCGGAAAACTCCAGTTTTCGTGATAGAAAAACTACAGTTTTTCCGTCAGATGGTCAGAACGGCTCCGGAATCGGCGAGTCCCTCGACCGCCTCAATAAGACCCTCGACGGAGGTATCTATGCCGCCACCCTCATGACCGGAGACAAAGGCATCGTCCGCCAACAGAAACGGTATAACCAACTAATGAAGAACAAGTCCAAATGAGAATCTATGTAGATGGCAAGGAAGCCGTGCTCAAGGCCGGCTCGTCGTTTGAGTATGTGAGCGAGAACCCGCTATTCACGGAGGCGGAGGGCTACTCGCTGGAGATTGAGTTTCCGCTGAAGGACTGCCCGGAGAACATCCTGATCTTCGGTGCGCTGCATGTGCAAGGCGTGGATATCAGCAAGGTCACTTTCCCCTGCGTCCTCGATGCCGGCACGTTCCGCAAGACGGGTATCCTGACCATCGTCTCCGTCTCGGAGGTGGAGGTCAGAGTCCAGTTCCTCGAAGGCATGAGCGCAGGAAAGTTCTCCGGGGAGGGAATGAATGCCTATATAGATGAGTTGGATTATTCTGACTACGATGGTACAGTTGGCGATGGACAGGAAGTATATTACGATAAGATGCGAGAAGGGTGGTCGCCTATCGTAGTGTGGGATTCAAGGCTTGATGAGTTTTTTGGTCAGACGAAAGGTCTGAAGGATAATTATGTGATGCACGTCCATCTATGGAAGCTGATGGAGATTGTCGCAGAGATATGTAGTATCAATTTAGATTTGTCTAATCTGCGAGCCATCTCTTTCTTTGAGAAGGTGCTTATCGTGAATTCCACGTTGGACTGGAGGAACTGCGACGACTATTACGGTGAAGATACCGGTTATCCGGACTATGCAGGTCGAAAGGAGTTTATGCACCTTGAGAAGACATTGCCACACTGGTCTGTACGACAGTTCTTTGAAGAGGTAGGGAAGTTCTTTGGTTGTTATGTGGAGTCAGAGAACGGCGCTGTATCATTCCGTCCTTTTTCATCATATATGGATATATCCAAGACGAATGAGATAATGGCTATTGATGAGTTTGAGGTAGAGGTAGGATCAGAGGATGGTAGTAGTTTCGCTTCTCTCATTAGGTATAAGTTGCCGGACGACTGCAATCCGGATAACATCAACATGTGTCCTCAGGTTGAGGAACATATGTCGGAGATAAAAAAGTCTTCCTATGCAGCGGAGGACGGGAAGACACCGGAGTATGTAGCGAATCATGGAATCAATGATAGTAACTTCTATGGTGTCTATTTCCCGAAGAAGAGTCTTGTTAAGGTCGGAACAGAGTTTGTATCTGTGACGGATGTGCAGAAGATGGAAGGTGAAGCGTATCACTTCATTAAGTTCGAAAAACTGAACCAGTACGGCAATCTGTTAGATGGTACGGAGTTGGGGATAGTACCTTGTACGCTGGAGTTTAAGACGAAAGCAAAGCAGTACTTCCCAAGGAGTGGAGCTACATTGGACTGTACTCTAATCAATAGCGCTAACGGAAGATGGCTTGCTGACGAAAACGCAACACGTCGATATTATCATAAAGTGCCAGTTATAGAGGTTCAATATAAGGAGTCATTTACCGATGGCAATAACAACTATATTGATGTCGATGTATTAAGGGAGAGCGGCTATAAAGCCATAGAATCGCACTATAAGAAGTTATTTGTAGTATTGTATAATGGTGGAGGAAGTCATGGTAGCGGTCTCAATACAAGGAGGTTTGAGCCGGAACTTGGAACGGTGTATCCGTCTGACTACATGTCAAGTCTTGGTGCAGATGGTGATGTTATTCCATATTATAAGGGTCTGAAGGAGTACGATAACACCTTGGCTCCGAGTGATGAGGATGTAGCATCGTATGTAGCCTTGCCTACATTGGACGAAACCCAGCTCTATCGATACAAGTTCCTGGGTACTACCATCCCGTCGCCGACATCGGTCTTCCTCATCAACGGTCAGAGGTTCGCTTGCCTCCGTATCACCGCCCACTTCACGCCATCCGGCATGTCCGAACTGCTCGAAGGCGAATTCTACCGCATCATCGGCTAATACGCACCTGCCTTATCATTGATACGCGCTATCAGGTCATCGTCGATATGGTCTGCATAGCGTGTTGTCATACTCAGGTCACTGTGACCGGCTGCGTGCATCACGTCGATATCTGCCACTCCGTCGAGTAGCAAATCATGGATACCGGTGTCCCGGAGTGAATACAGCTGATACTTTGCCGGCAGGTGCAGCTCATCCCGCATCTTCATCCATTCCTTGGCGAACATCTGACTATTCTTGGGCCGGTCGCCGTATGTCCAGGCGCGATTGCTGAACAGGTAATCGTTCGGTCCTGCACCTTCGAGGTACTTCCGGAGCAGCGTCTTCAGTCCTTCGTCCAGTCGCCCGATACGCTCCTTGCCGTTCTTGGTCTGGTCGCAAGGCATGACAATACAATCGCGGTCATACCTTATTTGAGAAACACGCACGCGCGTTGCCTCTACAGGTCGGAGGAGGCTCGTATAGACCAACCGGCACATGAGCTGCATCGCCGTGTTCTTCTCTGCAAAGTAATCATCGATGCGCAGCCGGACGCTCTCGGGGATGAGCGTCCTGGTCTTCTGCTTCGTGCGCTTCGGTTTGATGGTCTCGAAGGGATTTTCCTTGGCGTAGCATTTATCAACGCACCAGCTGAAGAATGCCCGGCCAAGCTTCAGATTACTGTTGAAGGCTCGCTCGCTGATGTGTTCGGCGTTCTGAGCTTTCTTCTTGCCCACGTTGTATCGAGCACTGTTTCCGCTCCATATCCAGTCGAGGAACTGCACCGCCATCATCTTTGTGAACAGGGCGCAGTTGCATTGAGGGTACTCTTTCTCAATCCATTCTTTAAGGCGACCGGTGAACGAGCGGTAGCAAGGGAGCGAACTGCTGGACAGTTCACTCTCTTTCTCCCGCATGTACTGGTCAATGATTTGCGGCAGCGGTACGAACTCCCGCGTGTTCTGCACCTCGCCCATGGGCGACCAGCCGTTAGCAAGCTTGATATTGAGCTTGCAGATTACGCTCTGTGCATACTGCTTGAACTCGGAGGCGGTCTGACACCGCTTCCGGATCCTGTTCATCTTGATGGTGCGGCGCTCTTGCTCGCCGGTTAATCCGTTCAGGAAATAGTACTCGATGACATACCCATGACAGTTCTTCCTCAGAACCGCCGGAACATAGGGTGTAAACTCTTGCGTGTGAGATTTAGACATTTTTTTTCTTTCCAATTCTCGCGAGAACCGGAAAGAAAGTCCATCGGGCACAAATATCCTATTGATATCCTGCCGGCAACGGAAAACATCCTAAAAACATCCTACTCGCATCTTAAAACATCCTAAAAACATCCTATCGAGGCTGTAGAACGTCCTAAGAATATCTGCATAATATCTGCATGACACCCTAAGAATATCTGCATAATATCTGCATGGATCATTTTCTCGTGCCGTTTTTGTGCCGTTTTTTTGTGTTACAATTAAGGGCAGCCCTTGTAATTGCTGCCCTTGTGGTGCCAACGGGAATCGAACCAGTGACTATTTGGTCGGGGATTCCGGGGCAGGGCTTGCAACGTCCTTTCCTGATTCTCAATCAGTTAAACATTTCTTGTTTTGGATCATCTCGGACGGCTGCGTGCCGTCCTCGTGCCGATTGTCATATGTGCGTCTATTGCGTTATCAGTCCCGTGCGCATTATGCGCGCCGGACTAATGGCGCGCACGTGCGTTATGGTAAAGCAGCTGCGATCAAGTGAAGGTTGATACCTTCCGTCTCATCTGCCGTGGTAATCATATCCATCAGATAGGAAAGCAGTTCACCGTATTTATCTTCGATATCGATATCCGACAGGAATATCATATCCTCCAGCCGGTACTTGATACATTCGGCGAACGCTTCTCTATCTTCAGGGGCTACGTTCTCGCTGATGCTCTTTTTGATTTGGGCAATCAGTGTCTTCTCGTCTATTCTCATAGCCTGTTTTATTTGAGTGCCTTGAAAGCGATTATAGCTGCTTTGAGTTCGTCCACATCGTCGCGCCGGTCGATGTCCATAAGCATGGAGAATGTCGGGGCGTCGAGGTTGGTAGTGGTGACGGTTACAACGATCTTCTTCAGTTCCTTGTCTGTTCGGCTTTTGACAAAACGAATTTCTTCCGGAGTGAAGTACTTGCCGCCGATGAACGCTATGCGTGCGTCCTTGTAAAACATCGCACAGTCGCGAATATCGGGAACTTGGTAGGGGATGAGACAGGTATCACCGCTTAGAGCATCGTCCAACTGCTCGCTCGGCGATTTGGTGTCATCGAACTTTAGATTGAGCTTCGGTCGTTCCCAAGGCCATCCGTGCAAATCGGAGAAACCGACGTACTCGGTCGGTTCTCCGAGGTATTCGTGTTGGCTGTGCCACTCTTTCCAGATGTCTATACGGTTACTGTTGGCATCGTTCTTCTCAATGAGTCCCTGTCGGATTAGGGCGACAGTCTCCAACGTCTCCCGGTCATGTTCTTTTTGTTCGGTAGCTTTCTTCTCTTGGTCTTTTTTGTTTCCAAGTATGCCACCTACGATGACGATGATGGCAAGGAAGATTACAAAAAATAGAAATCCCATAGGCTATTCTTTTTTTGGTTTCTGTTTGGCTTCGGCTTTGTAGCGCCGGAGGAGTTCGGTGAGGTTCTCAATCATCTCATCTTTCTTCCGGCACTCCTCGCAATCGGGGTTGACACTGTCCTGCGGGATGTACTTTTTGGGGTAGGTAACGACATCCACAACGGGGATGTTAAATTTTTCACAGATTTGTGAAATGGTGCTGAACTTCAATTCGACCGTTCGGTTGAACCAGTTGCTAACAGCTGCGTCAGTAACACCCATCGCCTGAGCGACGTTTTTGTGCAAAATACCTCTTTCTTTGAGGATGGCACCCAGATTTTCTTGTAAGTCAATCATAATGCAAAGGTAGTAATTTTTTTGTTAATAATATGTTTATAATTTTGAAGAAAATTTCACTCCTCAATACATAAATTTAACGGTTGTGTGAATAAAAATGCAGAAAAATTAACTTTTTTGTGAAAAAAATTTGGTCAATTCAAAAAAATGTAGTACCTTTGCAGCGTCAAAGTTAATTTTGCGTGTGCAAAGTTACTATAAATTACACAAAAGAACAAATAAAAGAGCAGAAAAATGGCAACTTTTGTCGAATTTTATCAGAATTTACGAGTTAAGGACTCCGAACCGGTGCGGATTGAGATAGAAAAGATGGTATCTCACAACACTTTCCTCAACTGGAAGAATGGCACGTTTGAACCTGCGGGTCAGTGGTGGAGTCAGATTAACGCCATCGCAGAGAAGTACGGATATCCGAAACCTTATACGTTGTGATAACTGCCTCACTGAATTGGGGTAAGAATAAATAAATTATTAATGTCTAAAAACTAAAATGCTATGACAAAAGAACAATTACAGGTCAAGGCTGCTGACGTATCGCGCACCTTGGTAGGAATGAGCCAAACGGAGATTATTGACGTGTTGGGAATGATTATCCCCTGCAATGCGAATGTACTCCCAGCGGTAGTGTCGTATATCTGGAACCTCGGTGCCAGTATGAATGCAGCTAAAGCAGAGATTAAGCCGACCAAGACCGGCGTCGGTCTGAATTTCGTCGCTAAACGCGGCCAGTCGTTGAACTTACCGAAAGGGAGGTGATTATGTTTGAAGATTTCGATTATGAAAAGGCAAATGCATTATGTCGCAACTTCGCGGCGGAAGCTGAGAAGACAAACGCGGATGTGCCTACGATGTTCTTTGCAGCTATTCGACTGTTTGTCACGTTTGCTAAGGTAATTACTGTTCCGGACCCGGAGACCGGTCGGAAGAGGGAACGTCTCCTTCAGATGATTCCAATGATGGTAGAAGCGTATGAGAAGGACTTTCCTATCGACGAGGAGGAAGGAGGCGAGCAATGAAAAAGCCGTTGACTAATGAGATATACGCCGTGACGCTGACGCGCAGTGCTGTTATCTATGTCGAAGCCGGTAGTCCTACCGAGGCTATGGAGATAGCCAAGAACTGGACAGGCGAGGTGGACGACGACGATTTTGCTGATTCGGATGTAGAGGTAGATAGCGTTGATGCCGGTTACGATGAAGCGGATAGCGCTTATATGGAGACTATCTACACGGCAGACGAGGCTATTAAGGTGGATGATTACATCGAGCGGTTTGAGTCTCAGGATCCGGAGGAAGTTGCTCGCGGTGGTTGGGATATGACTAATCAGATGGAGCTACCATTGACTAATATAGAGGAAGGAGGCGCACAATGACAATCTATGCAGTTGAGTTAGCTCGGTTGAATGATGGTTCTATCGTTCCGAGCGAGGCAAATCTGGGTATCTTCTACCGCACAAAGAAGCAAGCGGCTGACCTCATCCGGAGTATAGAGGAAGATCCTGAACGCTGGACGGAGGAAGACAGACAGCGCTTCTGCCATGTCATTACCGAGGTGACGGTCAGCAATCCGGTTGTCGGTCGTACATTCGAGATGGACTGGCAGCGGTTGCTGTGTGCCATCGACGACAATCTGGACTTGAGCGGTTTGACCGGTCAGCGCCGCAAGGATGTAGCGCAACGTGCCTTTGTTCATTGGATCATTAATCAGGCGGTGACTGATACCGAGAGTAAAGCAGAAGCAATGAAGCTTGCACGTGGCATTGTCCGTGAACTGGGCTTTGAGGCTGAGTCGTTCATTAACAATGTGAAGTTTGAGGAGGACGAGAAATGAGTGAAGTGATTTCATTGGAAACTCTGGAGGATGCCATCCGGAACGGGACATGCGAGGTCTATGACCAGTCGGATTTCGGCGGCAGTCAGACAGGTTTCTTTGTCAGGATTAATTCAGGGAATTACGACAGCCTGCACATCTCCAAATCCGGTCGGGTGGTTCTTGAATACCAACTGGACAAGGTGGATATGAAGCGTCTGTCCGTCCTCGCCCTGAGGCAGTCCGTCGCCCAGATCGATGCCGACCTCGCCAAGACCTGCCGTGCACTACAGCAGGCAGAGACAGAGTTGGTTGAATTGTTGAAGGAAGGAGGCGCACAATGACCGATGCTAAAGTTACGATGGTGGTTGGCGCAACGGTGGCGAGCCTGCTTGCCATACGAAGGGGGCAACATCGGTTCCCGCTGTTTGTCACTGTTCGGGAGATAACGGAATGTCGTCCGGATCTCAAGGTGGATGATGTGATAGAGGTCCTGAAGGACTTTGAATCCCTTGGAGGCGGCAAGATTCGACCAACTATAAATGAGGTGGCTTATTTTCCTAATGAAGATTATGAGAAAGCGTGAACGTAAACGGATACGGCGGAGTTATATCGAGAGCAGAGCCTTCCAAGCCGTGGTCAGGTACTTCCGGCAACCGGCGGAGTTCCCCGGTCCTCCGAAAGGGTTTTCCGTGATAACCTCGTTTGAGCGGAAGGTTTACGAACAGACTCGCCGGTTATTGACCGCCGGCAGCGCCTATCAGGAAGCGCTTGGATGGTACTACGGTTTCGACCATCAAGACCTGCAGGTGCTGATTCCGAAGAAAGGCAAGGTATCGAGCAAGACGATACAAGTGAAATTAAAAGATGTGGTCTTCAAAGGGTATGGCTTGGATTTTTAACGGGGTGTATATTCCTGATGACGATATATACCCATCCGACGAGAAAGGAAATATCTCGCCAATAGAGATAAACATTGATCTTTGAATAACTGATTAGCAGGTTAGGGGCTGAGTAAGGAAGCCCTGATAAGCAGAAGACAGGCGGTCGGCTATCTATTAAGACGATAGTGGTTCTCTCCACTCCGGATAAAACAGCGTGAATGTGGCGCTACGTAATACGACCAACACGCCCGGAGGACTTTTCGCCCTTCCAACCCACCGTCTGTCCCTCGTGAATTCCTGGAACTCGCCTGCTAATCTTATTTTGACTATTATGACTTACGGATATATACGAGTATCAACCGACACGCAGACAGTAGATAACCAACGCTACGAGATAGAGCGTTTTGCACAGAAGGAATCGCTTGTCGTGGACGATTGGATAGAGGAAACTACCAGCGGTGCAAAGATATACAGTAAGCGTGCCCTCGGCAAGTTACTGAAGAAGGCGCAGAAGGGCGACCTTATCATCGCATCGGAAATAAGCCGTCTTGGTCGTTCACTATTCATGGTCATGGAGATTTTGAATATATGTATGACCAAAGAGGTGCGCGTTTGGACTATCAAGGATAACTACCGGCTCGGAGAGGATATACAGAGTAAGGTGCTTGCATTCGCCTTCGGACTATCCGCAGAGATTGAACGCAAACTTATCTCTGACCGTACCCGAGAGGCCTTGAAGTTACGCAGGGCGCAAGGCAAAAAGTGGTGGCACGACAAAGGTCAACGGCTTCGCCTGAATCCGAAATGTGTAGAGAAGCATGATTGGATAGTGGCAAAGATAGATGAAGGCATGGAGAAGACCAAGATAGCAAAGCGGTTGCACATCAGTACATGCACACTCTATCGCTACCTCGTGTATACAGGACTATACACCCCAGAAAACTGCCAAAGGGAGTGTTGGAAGGAACATGGTATATTTAGATAGTATGGACACTATCGAATCGAGTGATCATTGACATACAGAGGTTAGGCTCCGAGTAAGGAGGAGCAAGATATAAGGCTGCCAAGGGTGGGAATCCCAA